TACCAATGGAGTAAGTTCACACAACACTGGTGTTGGTAAATCTTTGTTCATGTGTCATGTGGCATCTGGTTGTCTATCACAAGGCCACAATGTTCTGTATATCACAATGGAAATGGCAGAAGAAAAGATTGCTGAAAGAATCGATGCAAATTTGCTAAATATAGATTTGAATGAGTTGCACACACTCAGTAAAGAAGATTATGAAAAAAAGTTTTCTGCATTAAAGAGTAAGACCCATGGTAAACTAATCATCAAAGAATATCCAACTGCAAGTGCTAGTGTTCTACACTTCCGTGCATTGTTGAATGACTTGGCGATTAAGAAGAATTTTAAGCCTGATATCATCTTTATCGATTATCTTAATATCTGTTGTTCTGCGAGAATTAAGCCTGGTGCAAATGTAAACAGTTATTCATACATCAAATCTATCGCAGAAGAGTTGCGAGGTCTTGCAGTAGAAAATGCTTTGCCGATTGTGAGCGCAACACAAACAACAAGGTCTGGCTTTTCGTCATCGGATCCGGGATTAGAAGATACAAGTGAATCGTTTGGTTTACCTGCAACGGCAGACTTTATGTTTGCGTTAGTGAGCAATGAAGAACTTGAAGCATTGGGTCAGATTCTTGTTAAACAGTTGAAGAATCGTTATGGTGATCCAAATGATTATAAGAGATTTGTTTTGGGTATCGACCGTGCAAAGATGAGATTGTATGATGCAGAATCATCCGCACAGGCTGATATTGTAGATGCTGGACGAGAAGATAAACCATTAAACACTTTCGGTAACAGAGATAATAAATTTAAAAAGAACTTTGAGGGGATGAAAGTATGACAGACAAAAAAGTGCTTAGTTTAATTACTAAAGAACAAAACAAAAAAGAAGATTATCAAAAAGATTTGCTTGAAATCGTAGATAGTTTTCGTAAAATGGTTGTTGATGGTGAGATTGTAGAATTTGCTATTTCATCTTTAGATGTTGGTGGAGAAGTTGTGATTACAACATGTTGCAGAGATTTACTTGGTGGTGTTGGCCTATTTGAAATGGGTAAACACACTTTGATGATGCAATCTTCCTTTGACTTTGAATGAATCTAAATCAATACTTACTTGATAGTCGTAATCAGAATGGTGTTCCAATTCTGAATGAACAACAATGGTCTGATATCAATGCACAGTTTGATAAAGAGACCATTGTTGCAGCTCTGATTGATATCATTGTAAAAACAAAACCACCTTGCCCATTAAGAGATATATCTTTTGCAGATATGCAGAAGTCTTTTTGGGATTTGTCATTGTCTGATTTAAAGTCAACATTTCAACAGCATGACGAAGTGAAAGATTTAGTGTTGGAGAAGTTTGAAGACTATGGTAGAAAATACGCTACTCATGGTCTTGGTGTCATTCAAATGGGCTCACAATTTAACAATGTGAGTAATTACTTTCATCAAGAGTTGCGATATAATTGTGATGCATGGGGTTACAAGTCTCCTATTTACCGATGGAACAACAACGATAATCTGAGAAGTGTATTTCTTGCATTGTGGAGATTGGGCAACAAAGAATTATCAGTTAGTTCCTATATCTCTTCATTCAGATTGAGTGCCTATATTGCAACACAATTCAAACCACAAGTCGCAAAGTTTCTGTATCAGATTACAAATGCAAAAACTGTATTTGATTCATCTTGTGGTTGGGGTGATAGATTAGCTGGTTTCTATTCTTCAGATGCCGATGAGTATTATGGTACAGACCCTAATGACCAAACATTTGAAAAGTATTATGAACAATGTTTAGTCTATGAAAAATTCTTAGGTGGTCGACCACGAACTGTAAAAGATGATAAACACTTCATTGTTGAAGGTGTCAAAAGAGTCGAAATTCATAGATGCCCAGCTGAAGATTTTGATTATTCTATTTTGCCGAAGATTGATTGTGCATTTACTTCACCGCCTTATTTCGCAACAGAGAAGTATAACACAACAGGCAAACATTCAAATGAACAATCCTGGGCAAGATACACAACTTATGAAGAATGGCGGAATGGTTTCTATCTGCCTGTAAATCAAAAGACATTTGATTCTTTGAGTGACAATGGTTATCAATTCGTCAACATCATGGATCCAAAGATTAAGACAAAGAGATACTATGCAAGTGATGATTTGATTGATAATCTTACTGAAAGAGGTGCAACTTTCTGTGGCCAGATGGGTATGAGAATTATGCAAAGGCCAAAGAATGTTGAAAACCTTGATGAATTTATGCATAAGATTTACATTGAACCAATCTGGTGTTTCAGTAAGAAAAAAGGTGAATTTAATCTTGTAAATGACTATATGAATACTGGTGCCCTAGACAATTTCTTCGGATAAATATAAGAATCACATAACGGAGTGTTCATGGGTTCATTTAAAAATTATCTAAAAGAAGATGCCACCGAGGGCGCAGTCTTTGAAGAAGTCATTGTAGCGGCTTGGAATGGAAAACCTGAACCAAAAACTGAAACTATTGCACCAGATGCGGGTAAGAAAATTGTTAAGTATTTGAAGTCGCAAAGTATTACTGGTAAATCAGCATCAAAATTAGCAACAAAAGGTGTTGAGGTGACTGGTGAATGGTCTAAGTTTTGGTTACCTGAGAAAGTTCCACCTGCAACTAAAACACCAAAGACAGACATTCTTATTGGCACAAACAGAATCTCATTAAAGATGGGTGCAGCCCAACTTATGTCTGGTGGTGCGAATGAATCTAAAGCAACATTCCATGCAGCTCTCCGTTCAATGGAAAAATCAGGCATTGATGTTGAACAAGATTTATTTAAAGAAATTTGGTCTAAGATAGACACACTTACTAGAGGCGCAATCGCTAAAGGTAAAGTAGAAGGCGAGATTCAAAAGGGTAAAGATAAGTTTCTGAAAAATGCAAACAAAGTAAACAACGATGTTAAAGTATTAATGCAAAAAGCATTTGCTGAGAATGAAGATTTTCGTAGAGCCTTTGTTAGAGAAGCAATGACTGGTGAAGTTAAGTTTGGACCAAAGACACAAGCATATGCTGAATATGTTTTATCAAGTGACCCAAGTGGTGATGCACCGCATTTATACAAATCAACAAACAAAGCATTTTTAGATAAAGTTGTTGCAAAGAGTGGTGTCACAGTTAGATTTAAATCAACATCCATCAAAACTAAAGGTGGTAAAACTGGCGAGTATAGATATTGGACAGTTGTTGCATTAGGTGTAAAAAAGTTAGAAGAAGAGTTAGAATACTACAATGGTGCGTTACTAACCGAAAACATTATTACAGGTATTGTTGAGAGAGTTAAAAATTATTTAATGAATCTCTTTCAAAAGGCATATGAATATCTAAAGAGTGGTGTTCATAATATTGCTGAATTCTTTGACTTGCAACCTGATGTGCAATTTAATAACAATATAGATTTCACGGAGTTGTAATGGCAAAATCTTATTCAGCTGCAGAGTTAACTAGGATGCAAGAACTTGGTTCTGCATGGATATTCCGTAGAGTATTAAATGACAATCAAACATACAATACTCCAGACGATATCGTAAAAGATAAAAAGTATAGTGAGTTGATAAAAATTTATCCAGCAATAAATGTTGAGTGGTTGAAGGCATTTCATGCTCAACAAAAAACTATGTTTAAAGAGTTTGCACCATCTAAGTTCACAGAATTTACAAGAGATGGTGGATTTATGGAGTACATTACAGAATTAGTCAGAACAAAATTTAAAATTTCTAAAAAAGATTCTTGGGACCCTGCTGATATTTGGTGTGTTCAAAACGAACAAAAAGTTATTACTGACATTAAAAAAACAATCGAAGGTGGCAAAGCATCTAGTCTTTTAGAATTAAATGCTTTTATGAGAACATTGTATAAACAAAGAAGACTTGTTGGTGTTTCTTTAAAATTGATTTCGGGTAAAGAAGCGAAGTATGAAGAAGTTAATATAAATGAAGCTGATTTTCCTGATAAGAAGAATTATAATTTTAATATTTCATCGATGAAGTGTCCTTTAAATTTAAAAAACGGAACACAGTTTGCTACACAAGATACTAGAATTGTTGTAGATGGTGATGGTGTAGAATATGATTTTCAAATTAAAGCAAATAGTACATCTGGTTATAATAACTTAAAATTTGAACCAACATCATCCGCAGGAACTAAAGCAAGATTAGGTAAAACACCACTTGACTTGTTGGCAAAATTATTGAAAGATTATAAACTGCCATTTAAAAACAGTCATAAAGAATATCCAATGACTGGCGCAGAGTTTAATGATAAAACTTCTATAGAATATGCCAAAAAAGTATACAATTCAATTGCAGCTGCAAAAGTTGACACTGGTGTAAAAAATGCAGATGAGTTTGTTTTAAATATGCAAAAAGTATTTACACTTGAACCACATACAGCAAATTCTAAATTAATGCAATTGAACTTTCTATACAATATTAGTGAAATGAAAAAAGAAGAAAGGGATAATCTATTAACTGATATGTGCTTTCTTGCTCAGAAAAAAGGCAGACAGTTTGGTCCATTTGGAAAATTATACTAAAATGAACTTCACACAGTTTTTAATCGAATCAAATTTGCACATTGAAGATAAATTTATAATAAATACATGAATGGATTGATAATTCCTTTAGTATTGGGGGTGGCATTGATTTTATGGGCATGAATTGCAGTTGCCACCACTGGCATGAAAAGGTAAAGAATTGTTGAGTAAAGTGTTTCAACAATGTTGTACCGTTGTAAAATAAGTTATTTTATAGGAGGTACTGTTATGGCAACTGTTTTATCAGCATCAAGTATGGTTGGTTATAATAAGTCTGAGTGGTATGATTCTAGTTGGTATAAATTTGGAATGGCTCTAATGTTATTAGTTGCTATTTTCTGGATTTGGTTTCAACGAACATATGCATATTCACACGGTATGGATTCTATGGAACCCGAGTTTGAACGGGTCTGGATGGGTCTGTGGCGTGCGCACATGATAATCATGCCGTTGTTTGCACTTATTACCTGGGGTTGGATTCTCAAGACCAGGGATACCAAGGCGCAATTAGATAACCTTGATCCCAAACTAGAAATAAAGAGATATTTTTATTTCATGATGTGGTTGGGTGTATATCTATTTGGTGTATATTGGGGCGGTAGTTTCTTTACTGAACAAGATGCATCATGGCATCAAGTGATTATACGAGATACATCATTTACGCCATCTCATGTCGTAGTATTTTATGGCTCTTTCCCAATGTACATTGTTTGCGGGATAGCAGCATATCTATATGCTACAACGAGATTACCATTGTTTAGTAGAGGCACTTCATTCCCGTTGGTTATGGGAATTGCTGGTCCATTAATGATTCTACCAAAT